TACAGATGGTAGAGAAAGAACTGAACAAGATTTAGTTCGCAGATATCGTAACATTTCACAGCAACCAGAATGTGACTCTGCAATAGAGGACATTGTAAATGAAGGCATTGTGTCTGATGAAAAAGACCAGTCTGTTTCTATTGTTTTAGATAGATTACCATATCCTAATAATATTAAAAAAAGAATACAAGAAGAATTTAATCATGTATTACAACTTCTTGATTTTGATGTAAAAGGACATGACATATTTCGTAGATGGTATGTTGATGGTAGACTATTTTATCATAAAGTAATTAACAAAAACAATCCTAAAGCTGGTGTGCAAGAATTAAGATATATTGATCCTCGTAAAATTAGAAAAGTTAGAAGTATTCAAAAAGATGCTAAATCTAATAGTGGTGCTGACTTAATTAAAAAAGTAGAAGAATATTATCTTTACAATGAAAAAGGTCTTGTAAACTATGGAACATCAGAGGGTATAAGAATATCACCTGACAGTATTACATATTGCCCATCTGGTTTAGTAGATCAAAACAAAGGTAATGTTTTATCTTATCTTCACAAAGCAATCAAACCAGTTAATCAACTACGAATGATTGAGGATTCTGTTGTTATATACAGAATATCAAGAGCTCCAGAAAGAAGAATATTTTATATTGATGTTGGTAATTTACCAAAGATTAAAGCAGAACAATATCTAAAAGATGTAATGAATCGTTATCGTAATAAGTTGGTTTATGATGCATCAACTGGTGAGATAAGAGATGATAGAAGTCATATGTCTATGCTAGAAGATTTTTGGTTGCCAAGACGAGAGGGTGGTAGAGGAACAGAAATTACTACACTACCAGGCGGTTCTAATCTTGGTGAAATAGATGACATCAAGTATTTTCAAAACAAACTTTATCGTGCATTAAATGTTCCAGTATCTCGTATGGAAGCAGAGAACAATTTTAGTCTTGGCCGTTCAACAGAGATTACTAGAGATGAACTTAAATTTACAAAGTTTGTTCAAAGATTAAGAAAGAAATTTACTCCACTCTTTACTGATGTTCTTAAAACACAATTAATTTTAAAAGGTATTATAACATTAGAAGATTGGTCTAACATGAAAGAGCATATTCAATATGATTTCATGCAAGATGGTCATTTTGCAGAGCTAAAGAAAGCAGAGATACTTAAAGAACAATTAGATTCACTTTCACAAGTAGAGTCATATGTTGGAACATTCTTTAGTAAGAAATGGGTACAGAAAAATATTTTAAATATGACTGACATGGAAATTGATGATATGCAAAAAGAAATTAATAAAGAAGCTAATTCAGACCCAGATGATGGTGGAATTAATGTAAATGATACTGATGGTATAACCAGAGGTAATAGTGATAAAGGAGATGAAGAATGAACACAGATGAAATAGTAGACGCATTATCAAAAGACGACAATTTAGGTGCAGAAACTTCATTTAAATCTGTAATGCAACAAAAAGTTGGTGATGCACTTGAATTAAAAAGACGAGAAGTCGCAAATAATTTTGTCAAAACACCACAGGTAGAGAAAGATGACGAAGAAGTTTGATGAATTTTATACTCCAGTTGTAGAAAAAGACGAGCATAAAAAATCAAAAGAATATAAAAAACTTTCACCTAAAATGAAAGAGGCTGTTGATAACATTTTTAAAAAAATGGATTCTAAACCTCAAGATTTCCTAAATAGTTTTGATAAAACTATAACTGCAACCTCAAAAAAGTATAGAGTTCCAGAAAAGGAACTTTTAAAATATTTTGAACGAGAAATGTTAACAATCTAGGTAAGGAATAGAGACATGGCATTAAAATTAGTAAGGTTCGTAGGCACAATCACTGCTTCAACATTAGGTGATGATGCAGCTCATGGACTAGAATTAGGAAAATTATCAAGAGGTTCTTCATTTAGAATAAGTGAATTTGGTGGAAATGATGTATTTTTTAAAATAACACTTAATTCAGATAGAACAACTGTGACTGCAACAAATGGTTTTTATTTAAAAGCCAGCTCATCAATCACAGTAATTCCAGAGGAAATAATAAGAAATGGTGAGGGTAAAGCATTATTAGACGGAACAGATAGTTCAGGTTCAGATGCTGGTTCTTTTATATCAATGGAAGATGCAACTGATGAATCAAGTAATGTTGGTAATGCACTTCAATACAATTTCGGACAAACCTCTTACTTTATATCAGTCATAAACGAAACTGCTGGAAGTGATGGTGGAGTTCATATACAAGAAGTCGCACAAGGAAGCTCAGTATGAAGTTAATATCAGAACACATAGAAGATGTAGAATACATCACAGAAGAAAAAGATGGTGGAGAAAAGACATATAAAATAAAAGGTGTCTTTATGCAATCCGAAGTAAAGAATAGAAATGGTAGAGTATATCCATTTCCAGTTCTTGAAAAGGAGGTAAACAGATATAATAAAGATTATGTTAATCAGAATCGTGCATTTGGTGAATTAGGACACCCAGATGGCCCAACTGTAAATCTTGAGCGTGCATCTCACATGATTACATCTTTAAAACCAGAGGGAAAAAACTTTATTGGAGAAGCAAAAATTCTTAAAACTCCTATGGGTAGAATAGTAGAAAACCTTATGGATGCTGGTGGAAAACTAGGTGTATCTTCAAGAGGTATGGGTAGTTTAGAACAAAAAAATGGTGCGAATTATGTAAAGAATGATTTTTATCTTGCGACTGCAGCTGATATTGTCGCAGATCCATCTGCTCCAAACGCATTTGTTCAAGGAATTATGGAAGGCAAAGAGTGGGTTTGGAACAATGGTGCGTTAATTGAAGAAGAATTGATGCAGATGAAAAAAAGAATAAATGAAAAAGTCCGAAACAAGCAAGCAAATCAAGATGCATTGGAGTTTGCTAGGTTTTTAAAACTTTTATAATTTATAAATAAATTAACAAATAACTTAAAACAAGGAGAAATCCCCATGGCGAATGAATTAGACAAAACCATTGAGGAATTAGAAGCGGAAGTCATTGCTGAGTTGGACGAAGCCATGCACGATGCTCCTAAAAAGTCTGCTGTTCCAGCAGAACCTATGAAGAAACAAAAGAATGGTGAAATGCAAGATACAGGTAAAGCTGTAGTGTCACCAACTCAAGGTGATTCACCTGCTAAAAAAGTTGCTGCAGCTTCTAAAGAAGTTAGTGGTGATAAAGCACAAAAAGGTGAAGTTGCACCAGAAAAAATGAAAAAAGTAAAAGAAGGTTATACAGACGAAGAAATTCGTGAGTTATGCCATTCTAAAGACCATGATTGTGCAACAGTCGTGGAACACCCAATTTGGGGTAAAGGTAAACCAATCTTAAAGTCACACGCAATTCCAGATGATGACGGACATGTTGAGTGGTATGATGTTCAATTTAAGCATGGTATTGAAGAAAAAGTTATGGCAAGTGATATGGAAATTATCTCTGAATCTTCACACAATAAAGAAGAAAAAGAGCCAAAAACTAAAACTGAATACATGACTGCAATGAATAACATGATGAAACATGCAAAGAAAGACGAGTTAAAAGCAATGTATGATAGATTAAACAATGCTGCTCATGGTGATGAAGAAGATGACGAGGAAGATGATAAGGATATGGAAGAAGCTATTGAAAAGAGAGTTCAATCAGTTGATGTAAAAGAACATGTTGATGCTCTTATCAATGGTGAGGGAGACTTATCTGAAGAATTTAAGAAGAAAGCTGCAACAGTATTTGAAGCTGCAGTCAAATCTAAAATTCGTGACGAAGTTACTCGTTTAGAGCAAGAATATTCAACTGAGTTAGAAGAAAATATCCAAAAGACAAAGTCAGATTTATCAGAAAAAGTTGATACTTATTTGAACTATGTCGTTGAGGAATGGATGAAAGAAAATGAACTTGCAATTGAAAGAGGCTTAAAAGGCGAAATTGCAGAGGACTTCATTTCTGGATTAAAAACTCTATTTGAAGACCATTATGTTGATATACCAGATGAGAAATACGATGTGTTAGAAGCACAATCAGAAAAAATTACCGAACTAGAAAGTAAGTTGAACGAGTCTGTTAAGAAAATAGTAGACTTGAAAAAGAACAACGGAAGTCTAGTAAGGGAGCAAGTCATTCGTCAGGAAACTAACGATTTGGCTGATACAGAAATTGAGAAGTTTAAGTCACTAATTGAAGATGTAGAATTTACTGATGAAGAATCCTTTCGTGAAAAGTTAGGTACTTTAAAAGAAAACTACTTCCCAAAGCAAAAAAAAGATGAACCGACTGAAACTATTGATGATGTAGAAACTGGCCTAGCACAGGACATTGACACAACTGATTCAATGAAGGCATATATGTCTGCAATTGGTAAGTTTGGCAATAGTGCAAAGTAACAGAAAATTATAAATAAGTAGAAAATAATAAGGAGAGATACAATGTATCAAACACAAGATCTACAAGAAAAGTGGAAGCCAGTCCTTGCACATCCTGATTTACCTGAAATCAGCGATTCTTACAAGAGGGCAGTTACTACTTTAATTCTTGAAAACCAAGAAAAAGCCTTAAGAGAAGATAGATCATTTCTATCAGAGGCTGCACCATCTAACTCAACTGGATCTTCAGTTGATAATTGGGATCCGATTCTCATTTCTTTAGTTAGAAGATCAATGCCAAACTTAATTGCATATGACATTTGTGGTGTGCAACCAATGACAGGTCCAACTGGACTTATCTTTGCAATGCGTTCAAGATTCAATTCGCAAACTGGTGCTGAAGCACTTGCTGACGAGTCTATGCCAGATTTCTCTAACCAGAACAAAGCTAGTACAACTGGTGGTGGTGATGTTACTGATACTGCAACTAACCCTGCTGTATTAAACGACAGTCCATCTGCTGGAACATACGAAACTGTAACTGGTATGACAACTGCACAAGGTGAAGCATTAGGTGATAACACATCTACTAATGTATTCGCTGAGATGGCTTTCTCAATTGAGAAGCACACAGTAACAGCAGTTACTAGAGCTCTTAAAGCAGAATATTCAATGGAACTTGCTCAAGACTTAAAAGCAATTCATGGTTTAGATGCAGAAACAGAACTTGCAAACATCTTATCTGCTGAAATTCTTGCAGAAATTAACAGAGAAGTTGTTAGAAACATTTATGTAACAGCTGTTGCTGGTGCTCAAACTAATACAACAACTGGTGGTATCTTTGACCTTGACACAGATTCTAATGGTAGATGGAGTGTTGAGAAGTTCAAGGGTTTAATGTTCGCAGTTGAAAGAGACGCAAACGCAATCGGTCAACAAACTCGTAGAGGAAAGGGTAACATGATCCTTTGTTCTGCTGATGTTGCATCTGCACTTCAAATGGCTGGTGTTCTTGACTATGCTCCTGCTCTTAACAACAACTTAAATGTTGATGACACTACAACAACATTTGCTGGTGTACTTAATGGTAGATATAAAGTATATGTTGATCCATATGCTGCAAATGTAGCTGCATCACAATACTATGTTGTTGGTTACAAAGGTACATCACCATACGATGCTGGTATGTTCTACTGCCCATATGTTCCATTACAAATGGTTCGTGCAGTTGGTGAGCACACTTTCCAACCAAAAATTGGATTTAAGACTCGTTACGGAATTGCTGCTAACCCATTCCATACTGGAACAGTTGCTGCAACAGCCGAGGGTGCAATCAGTATTACTGGTAACACTAACAAGTATTACAGACGAGTTAAAGTTACAAACCTTATGTAATAACAAGAGTTGGAATAACCAACCAAAACTAAAAAGGGAGACTTCGGTTTCCCTTTTTTTTTGTAAAAATAATGATTTTCTGTATGGTTAAAACAATTTAAAAATACTATATAAGAGTAATATTATAATAGGAGATATTATCATGTGGAATACACCATCATACGAAGAAATGAGATTTGGTTTTGAAGTAACAATGTATATTGCTAACAAGTAATCAAATTTAAATTTGTCAAACAGAAAAGGGACTTCTTATGGAGTCCCTTTTTTACATTATAAATAATGTTATGACATCAATATCAAGACAACCAACTAAACTAGACTATTCTTCACCAACTCAATTTAAGTTTAGTATTAATCAACTTCCTAAAGTTGAGTTTTTTACTACAGCTGCAAATTTGCCTGGCGTTAGTTTACCAGCTGCAACTTACAATACACCATTTAAAAATATTCCAACACTAGGTGATAAGCCAGACTATGAAGATTTAACAATATCTTTTATTGTAGATGAGTTTTTAGAAAATTATATAACAATACATGATTGGATTACTGGAACTGGTTTTCCTAAAAGTAGAACACAATTTGCAACTTTTAGATCCTCAACTTCAAACAGTCCACAAGCAACTTTAGGAACAAGTAATGATATTGGAGATACACAACCAGCAACACCAGATAGAGGAATGTATGGTGATGCAACACTTACAATATTATCTAATAAAAATAATCCACTAGTAGAAGTTCGTTTTCAAGATATTTTTCCAACATCTTTAGGTGGATTAAGTTATACACAAGCTGCTACTGATGTAGAGTATTTAACTGTAGAGGTAAATTTTCAATATAAAATATATGAAATAGTAACAATATAATATGGAGTAATTATGACACTTGATGAGTTGAAAGCTCAAGTTGAAAAAGACTTGAAGATAAATGATGAACGACTAGATACTGAATCTTACAAAAACCAAGAACTTTATGCAAAGTATCTTGACCACAAAACAAACTTTGAATTTTTATTGTATCGTGCAAAAGGTGATTACAAAGTTTTGTATCGTGAAAAATGGGAATACTATGGTGGTAAGGCTGATGCAAAAGTCTATGTAACCAAACCATTTGACCTTAAAGTCCTCAAAAACGATTTACACATTTATATAGAATCTGATGAAGATATCATTAAAGCAGAGCATAAAATTGCATACTTAGAATCTGTCATTAAGTACATTGATGGTATTTTAAAATCTATTCAAAGTAGGCAATGGGATATCAAAAATGCAATCAGCTGGAGACAATTTGAAGCAGGAATGATGTGATGAATAGTTTAAAAAAATGGATAGGTTATTATGAAGATATTATTCCTAAAAACAAATGCCAAGATATAATTAAATTTGCAAAAAATAGTGGGCAACTAAAACCATCAACATATGCAAACGATTCTGGGGAAATAAAAAATAGTAATAAAAGAGTTGTTATGGATGATATGTGGGTGAAAGATAAAAATGTAGTTAGTATAATTAATGATTTTTTTGGTAAAGTAATTAAAAAATATTCAGAAAAATTTGATAAATTTAGTTGCCAAAGACATTCTGGATTTAGAATAAACAGATATTCAGTTGGTGGATTTATGTCAGAGCATACTGATAATATACACCACTCGCATGGACAAGAATATGGTTTTCCACAAGTAAGTGCATTATTATTTTTAAATGATAATTACAAGGGTGGTGAACTTGTAGTGTCTGGTAATAAGTATAAAACTAAAATGGGTTCAGGTATTATTTTTCCTTCTAACTTTATGTTTCCACATGAAGTAAAAAAAATAACTGATAGTGAAAGATGGAGTATAGTAACATGGCTAATGTAAAAAATATGGAAAGAATTGATGCGTTTCCTACTTGTATTTATAAATTTGAACATAATTTTAAAAATAATGAAAGAAATGATATGAACAATTTAATCGCATCTGAAAGTATATCAGAAAAAGATGGTAAAAAAGTTCGGAGATTAGGAACTCAAGAAAATCGTCACTTACATGAATCTAAAGTTTTTGAACCATTAGTTAATTCTATCTATAAACATACTGAGGATGTAATGGAAGATTTAGGATATGGGTATGAAAAATTAGAAATAACAAATATGTGGGGAAACATACTTAAACCTAACTCATCTAGGTCTGCACATCACCCACACACGCACTCAAATAATTTTTTATCTGGAGTATTTTATTTACAATCATCATTAGATTCTTCTCCAATAGTTTTTTTTGACCCTAGGCCACAAGCTAGTGTTTTTAGGCCAAGAAAAAAAGAACAAAATAATTTAAATTCAGATTTAATGGAATTAAAATTTAATAGTATTCAATCTTCTTCAATAGGAATAGGAATTATTTTTCCATCTTGGTTACAGCATTGGGTGCCTCAAACAAATGATGAAAGAATTAGTATTGCTTGGAACATTATAGCTCGTGGTGAATATGGTGAGCCAAATACTTTACAATATGCACATATCTAAACTTAACGAAGTCTATTATCACATAGAAGTAGATGATGCAGTTTCAAGAGAACTTGCAGATTATTTTACCTTTGAAGTGCCTGGTGCAAAGTTTATGCCTACCTATCGTAGTCGTGTTTGGGATGGTAAGATAAGATTATTTTCACAGCAGACTGGTAAAATTTATGTGGGATTATTACCTTACATAAAAGAGTTTTGTAATAGAAATGATATAGAATATACCTCTGAGAACGATATAGAGAGTGATAGAGAGATTAACTGTAATATAGCAAGGGAATATATCATTTCTCTCAAACCAATGTCAAAAGGAAAACAATTAGAAGTAAGAGATTATCAATCAGATGCGTTTTGTCATGCGATACAAAAAAATAGATGTTTATTAGTAAGCCCAACTGCTTCTGGTAAATCACTTATCATTTATGCACTAGTAAGATACTATAAAACTTTACAGGATAAAAAGATATTAATACTTGTTCCAACGACATCTTTAGTTGAGCAAATGTTTTCTGATTTTCTTGATTATGGGTGGAGTGAAAAACATTTACATAGAATTTATGCTGGGCATGATTTACAGTCAGACAAATCTATATTCATATCAACATGGCAATCTTTATATAAATTACCTAAAAAATATTTTAGTCAGTTTGGGTGTGTCATAGGTGATGAGGCTCACATGTTCAAAGCAAAATCACTTACTGGTATTATGACAAAACTTGATATGTGTAAATATAGATTTGGATTAACTGGAACATTAGATGGAACACAAACTCATAGATTAATTTTAGAGGGTTTGTTTGGCTCAGTAAAAAAAGTAACAACTACAAAAGAGTTGATGGATAAAAAAACTATTGCAACTCTTGATATAAAATGTGTAGTGCTAAAACATTCAGAGGACGATTGTAAAAAATCTAAGGATTTTACATATGCAGAGGAAATGGATTTCTTGGTTAGTTTATATAAACGCAATAGTTTTATTGTTCGGCTGTGCGATACTCTTAATGGAAACACTTTGTGTCTTTTTAAACTTGTAGAAAAACATGGAGTTGTGTTACACTCACTAATGAAAGATTTTAAAAGAAAGGTATTTTTTGTATATGGTGGAACAAATACAGAAACTAGGGAAAAGATTCGTGCAATCACTGAAAAAGAAACAGATGCGATTATTGTTGCATCGTACGGCACATTTAGCACTGGTATTAATATTAGGAATCTCCATAATGTCGTGTTCTCTAGTCCAAGTAAGTCAAGAATTAGAGTGCTACAAAGCATTGGACGAGGGTTGCGAATTTCTAAAGATAACAATACCACTCGGCTTTACGACATCGCAGACGATCTTTCCTACAAAGGAAGAATTAATTATACAATGTCCCATTTTCAAGACAGAATAAATATCTACAATGAAGAACAATTTAATTATGAAATAGATAGGATAAAGATATGAATAAGTATTCAGTTTTAAAATTATCAAATGGTGAAGATATAATATGTCGTATCGTTGAAACTCTTAAAGAACAAATAAAAGTTGAAAATCCATTGTTATTAGATGTGCAACAAACATCAAGTAGAGATGGAAGAATAAAAGAAACTTTAGGATTAGTAAAATGGATAAAACCATTTACTGATGAAGATAGTTATTTAATTGAAAAAAACTCAATTGTCATTAATGTTTCAGCTTCAGATGGATTGAGTAAATATTATGAATATATTTTAAAAAAACTAGATGAGCCAAAAATGACTAAAGTAGAAGAAATACCAATACCAGAAGAAGATGATTTGGAAAAACTAGATGATAGTGAAATTGAACAACTTATGCAAGAAATCAAAAGTAGAACTGTTCACTAGCCTTATCGTTACACACTTATTATAATAAAAAAATTGAATTTTGTCAAGGATTAATTATGGAAAATTTTATATATGAAACTATGTTAAAAGATGTATCTGTTTGTGATGAATTAATTGAATATCATAAAAACAATGTATATGAAAAAATGAGAGGTTTAACCTCTGATGGTACTGATGCTGAAATTAAAAAATCTACTGATGTTATAGTTGCTTGGACACAGCACCCAACTATTCAAAAATATGTGCAACAATTATCAGGAAAATTAATTGAATATCTTGAGAAATACAGTCTTAAAGGTAGGATTAAAATAGGACTAAAAGAATCATTTAATATACAACACTACGCACCAAATGAGGGTTATTTTGCTTGGCACTGTGAGAGAACAACAACTCAATCATGGCAGCGTGGATTAGTATGGATGACATATCTCAACGATGTAGACGATGGTGGAGAAACAGAATTTTTTTACCAAAAATTAAAAGTTAAACCAGTAAAAGGTAAATGTGTAATATGGCCTACAGACTTTACACATTTACATCGTGGCATCACATCACCAACGCAACACAAATATATTGTTACTGGTTGGTTTAATTTTTATGATACAAATGATACTGAAAGAGATTATAAACATTATATTAGTCTTAATCAAGCAAAGTGGAAATAATTGATAAGACTTGACATTACTGCTTTAATTGTGTAGAATAGTTGTAATTTTAAAAAAGGACTATTTTATGAGTGAAAACTTTATATTACAAGCACAGCTTGATGATAAAGATTTGTATATTTGTGATGAACTTTTAGAATATTTTAAAAGTAATGAAGAGCATCAAACAAAAGGTAGCACTGGTATAAAAACAAAAAATGTTGCAAAAGTTTCCACAGATTTAACAATTCCACCATACACAAATAATCCTTTAATACAAAAATATTTGAAATATTTGTTTAGTCTTGCTGAAATATATACTGAAAAATATTCCTGTGGTTTTTTTGGGTTAGAAATGCTTGAGGGATTTAATATACAACACTATGCTCCTAATGAGGGATTTTTTGAATGGCACAATGAAAGAACTTCAAGTAATCCTCCTCAAAGAGCATTAGTATGGATGACTTATTTAAATGATGTTGATGATGGTGGAGAAACAGAATTTTATTATCAGAATATAAAAATTAAACCAGTAAAAGGTAGGACTTTAATATGGCCCACAGATTTTACTCACACACATCGTGGTGTCATATCACCAACACAGGACAAATATATTACAACAGGCTGGTTTAATCATTTGCAAGTTAATCAAATTTTAAGTTATGCGTTGAATGATACAAAAGGTTTTATAAATCATGTAAAAGGAAAACAATAAAGAAAGAGATGGTAAAAGTTAAATGTCAAAGCAAAAAAATACACACTATGTAGATAATAAAAAGTTTTTAGAATCACTCAAAGAGTGGAAAGAAAAATGTCAAGAAGCAGAAGAAGCTGGAGATGAAAAACCACAGATAACGAATTACATAGGTGAGTGTTTTCTTAAAATTGCAAATGGGTTATCATATAAACCTAATTTTATTAATTACACTTATCGTCAGGAAATGATATCTGATGGTATAGAAAATTGTTTACAATATATTCACAACTTCAATCCAGAAAAATCAAAGAATCCTTTTGCATATTTTACACAAATAATATACTATGCGTTTATTCGTAGAATACAAAAAGAGAAAAAACAAACTCATGTAAAAAATAAACTTATAGAAAAACAAAGTTATGAATTATTTACAACTATGGAGCATGACGATAGTAAGTATTCTATTCAAGGATTTGACCCTACTATTATGTTACCAGACGAAGATGTTTACAAGCCAAAGAAAAAAGAAGCATCAAATAAACCAGAGGGATTAGAAAACTTTATGGATAAGTCAGAATGAAAATTGCACTAATAACAGACACACACTTCGGTGCAAGAAATGATAATATGAATTTTAATGAATACTTCTATCAGTTTTATGAGGGAGTATTTTTTCCATACTTACAGCAAAACAATATCAAACATTGTGTGCATTTAGGTGATGTTCTTGATAGAAGAAAATATATTTCTTATCGTATTTCAAAAGATTTTCGTGAAAGATTTATTCAACCATTTAATCATATGCAAATACAATTACATATGCTAGTTGGTAATCACGACATTTATTTTAGAAATACAAATGATGTTAACTCACTTGAAGAACTTTTAGGAAATAGATATTCAAACATACACATTTATTCAGAAGCACAGGAAGTAGAGTTTGGTGGACTACAAATACTATTGATGCCTTGGATTAATCCTCAAAATGAAATCTATGCGTTTGGTATGATGCAAGAAACAAAAGCAGAAGTAGTGATGGGCCATTTAGATATAAGTGGATTTGAAATGCATGTTGGACAAATTTCAGATGGATTGTACACTAAAGATAAGTTTAGAAAATTTCATACAGTAATGAGTGGACATTTTCATCACAAGTCAGATGATGGGCAAATTTATTATCTAGGAACACCTTATCAAATTACTTGGAACGATTACAATGATCCAAAAGGATTTCATATCTTTGATACAGAAACTAGGGAATTGACAAGAGTAATAAATCCGTATACAATATTTACAAAAATATATTATGATGATACGCAAGAAGATTATGATAACCATGATGTAAAAAAATACAAAAACCAATATGTAAAGTTGATTGTAGTTAATAAAAAAGACTTATATAAGTTTGATAAGTTTACTGATAAACTACTTAAAGCAGATTGCCATGAAGTTAAGATTGTAGAAGATTTTTCTGACTTAGATGCAAATACTGTATCTGATGATATAGTAAACAATACAGAAGATACTATGACACTACTTGGAAAATATATTGATGAATTAGAGGTGAATCTTGATAAGAAAAAACTTAAAGAAACTGTTGCAAAACTATATCGTGAAGCTCAGGATTTAGAAATTTGATAATTAAAAAAGTGGATTGGAGAGTTGCAACACTCTTTGTTCAACAAAGACATTATAGTGCAGTTATGCCAAAGTTAACTAAACACTATCTTGGTGCATATGTTAATGATGAACTTGTTGGTGTATTAACATTAGGGTGGGGAACTAATCCTATGGGAACTATTCGTAAAATGTTTCCAGATTTAACCACATCAGATTATTATGAAATAGGTAAAATGTGTATGGACGAAAAAATGCCACGAAATAGTGAATCACAAATGCAGAGTTTAACTATTAAGTGGATAAAAGAAAACACACCAGAAATAAAATATCTTTACACATGGGCAGATGGAATTGTAGGAAAGCCTGGTTATGTTTATCAAGCTGCTAATTTTTTATATGGTGGGTTTATTTGGACAGACATATATTTAAGTGAAAGTGGAGAAAAAGTTCACTTTAGGACTATTCAAAGAAAAATGAAAAAAGAAATGGGTAGAGATGATACAAAGTATGGCCCAAGACCAAATGATAAAAAAATGGGTGAGTTAGGTTTTACTAGAGTATGGGGTAAACAGTTTAGATACATTTATCCAATAAACAAAAAATCTAAAAAGTATTTAAAAAACTCTACTATGGAATGGACAATAAATTATCCAAAAGATAAAGACTTACAATGGAAAATAAAAAAACCTGGCGAAACAGAATACACATT